CCGTTCCATCAAAATCGTTCCAGGTGTCCACTAATGCAGTGCGAGAGTCGATCAGGTCATTAGGGAAAAATGCCCTAGTGACAAACCGTCGCTGCAAATCCAACGAGAACCGTGCGCCAAGGTCTAGAGCATTGACAAACTGATATTCGGCAGAACTCAGGATGTCGCCAAGCGTGTCAAACGAACTGATCAGATCAAAATCAGCCTGAGAATCTAGCTGTTCACTGCCATCAATGATTAGCGCATCTAATCCCTCGTCGTAGAAGCAGTCCGTTTTTGTGCCTTGGAATGGCGGAGTATCTTGATCTTCCCGACGAGTCTGGACAATCAAACGTCCCAGTGTGTCTGGGAACTGCATGATCACGCTGGTGGCGTTCGTGCTCTTGTTGCCCAGATCATCTTCAAACTTGGCAAATATCTCACCAGCGACTAACGGGACAATGGCTTCAGTCGAGTTGCCCGCAACAGCAGGAATCAGATCAACAGAGTTAGGCCAAGTCGCAGTTCCATCGGTCAGGTTGCTGTGCTTGATGTGAACAAGGCCATTCACCTTTACGTCAAGATCAGTGGTCTGATCCCAACGCAGACGAGCACTGTTGGCGCTGATCGGTTCAATCGACAGATTCTGCACATCTGCAGGTACTGCCGTCTTGCCAACGAGCGTGAACGTTGCTGACGCAGTTCCGCTTTGTTTGCCTAAATAATTAACAGCACGAATCTGAGCCGTAAGCGTGCCAGCCCTTAGCGTTCGTAAAGTTACAGACGGGTTTGAAGTGTTTATCTCAGTAAAGTTGTCATTATCTATCCTGTACTTAACGCGAAACTCACTGATATTTACTCTGTCATGTTGCCAGCTTAAATCAAAACCAGTGTGAACCGTCTGACCTTCTTCGTATAAAAACTCAGTGCCAGATAAGCCCTCTGGCGCATTCGGGGCAAGGTTTAAGTTGCTAATGTTTCGCGGTGTTAATGCGATGTTTTGCTCAACAGCTGCATAAATTTCTTCATTGTAAGCAACAGCAGTAACGCCTACCGTGCCATCACCGCCCTCAGCAACAGACACCACACGGTATTGCTGCGATTGTATGTCGCTGGTTTGGATCAGATAAATTGCTTGTGATTGCGGCGCTTGGCTAAACGCCCCACTGACCGTGATTGCAGCGCCTGAGATGCTGCTAATTGTTTTTGTCTCAACTAAACCTGTTGGCAACAGCACTGATAATGTCGGACTGTTTGAAAGGTTCACGGACAGATCTGTTTCACTATCAATCGTGACAACAGTGGTCGTTGCGGAGCTAACCCTGCCGCTGCGACGTGTGCCAGCACGCACCGGATCAGCAATGTCGATCACAATGCCTGGTGTGACAGCAATGCCAGCATCAATAGAAACGGCAAAGGTAACTGTTTCTGACAACAGCCTTTCGCTGGTTAGCAGCCACTTACCCAGCCTGTGCGCTTGACCCTGGCTGTAACAGCCGATTGCTTTTACGTCTTTATTGACAATGCCGTATTTAGCAACAGCTTCGTGATCCTCAACGTATTCAAACTCAACCTCACCAAGAGTGTCATAACTCTGCCATGCAACTGTCGCGCAGGTGTGACGCGCTTTTTCTGCCGCCCCACTGTAGGTAAACAAGCCATCAACAACGTTGCTAGGGCCAAGCAGGTATTGCGAATCAGCGGGCTTATCCTGACGCAGAACAAGCGATCCAGCGCCGTAATAACTGATGCCTCTAAAAATGCTGGTCAACTGCTGGATAACGTCATAGACCTCACTGCGGGTGTTAAGCAACAGGTTGAGGCTGAAGCGTGGCTCCTGTCCGCCTTTGCCGTCATCAACAAGCTCATTGCAATAACGGCTAATTTCATAAAAGTCGAACAGGTCCAATGATGCTTCGGAAATGCCGCACCCATAGCGGGTGTCTGTAAGTAAATCGAAGAGGCACCAAGCTGGATCATTTGTCCACGTCGCCGCAGACAACGTGCCATCAAAAAGTCCTGAGTAAGTTATGCGCCCCAGATGTGTTGTGGTGTCAACAGTGCCGTTGCTGGGGATCCTAACCTTTGTGCCACGGATTAAATATTTGCGCTGTGGGATGCTTTGGAACTGTTTTGAGCTAAAACGCAGACCGACTAATGCAGAGTTTGGGTAAGCAAGCTTCTCTGTTTGAATTTCAGTAAAACTGGTAAAAAAGGTGCTACTTGCTTTTTTGCTAGACGTTTCGTCTGGACTTACGCGCACCACTCGTAAGTCGACGGGAAAGCTTCCTGTTAAAGGAACTATATAGTCTCTTTGGTAACGGCTACTGCTTTTGCCGCTGATTCTATCCACAAAGACGGTGTAGAAACCACCGCTGTTGTATTGAACCTCAGCCCGTAAAACAACGCTATTTCCAATAATGTCGCCCTTGTCTGTTACCTCCTGCAAGCTTGGCACTGTAATGGTTATGCGTACCCTGTCGATTTCAGAATTTGTAATTGTTCGAGTGACTGGGGAATCTTGTGTTACTTCAACATTGACTGCACGCTCTGTTTGAATCCCTCCTGTTGCATCAGGGATAGGAGATTGCCCTTGTGTTCCATTAACAGCAGCAACTGAAAAATTTTCGAAGTTGTAGCTTCCGTCAGCGTTTTGCAGCGGGGTACCTTCTAAGAAAATGCTCTTTGCGCCGTCATCAAGGCCCTCTATCTCCCCTTCGCAAAGCAGATCAAGAACACTGGCAGACTGCGAAGATGACAACGTGTCATCTGCTTCAGTCGGTGTGGTACTGGCGCTGCCGCCACCTTTGCTACTGCCACCAGAGCCTAAAACGAGTTTTTCGTCAATCATGATTTATTGTTGATAAACAGATCAGTTGCAAGAGTTTCAAGCGAGACTGGATCGTCAGGGGAACTATCAACATCCAGCCCACTGCTGATCACAGCCGAACCAACAACAACCCGCCCATACGCTATGGGGACCGCCAAGCCTTGCTTAGTGGTGTTAAGGATTCCGCTAAAACTAAAATTTTCAATTCTATTAGCCTCTTCAAAATCTACTGGCGGAGGTGTTGGAGAAATCATCTGAGCAATACCGCCTAACACCAAACTGGTTCCGATTAAGGCAGCTCCATAACTGACAGCCCCCATGGTCGTTCCCAAAAATGTCGACGTGGCTAAGCTCGTGCCGAGACCAGGGACCAAGAAGGCCGCGCCAATAAGCAACGCACCAGTCAAAAACCCGAAGAACCCGCTCTTAGCACCGGCAATCACAGGCGTAATGCTGAAGACCTCACGCTCTGACCAAGGCAGGCTCAGTACGCTGACATCTTCAGGCGTTGCCTGTTGCTTGCCAACCCTTACCCGATAGCCGACACCATTTTTCTCGCTATCAATCAGCCACTTATCCAAGCCAGGAAAATTGACGCACAGGGCCTTAATTGCCTGAGCAGGTGTTGCCACGTTCAACTCAAACCGGCACTGGCCTAGTCGCTTCCGCAGAGCGCCGTAGACCTTAACGACTTTCATGGCGTATAGCGCGGTCTGTGGCCTTCAAATAATAGCCACCCAGTAAATCCCTAGAACTCAAACGGCCTTGCACATGATGCAAAATCTGTTGGTCGCCAAGGTAGATGGCAGCGTGGTTCGGAACAGGTGACTGCAGGTTCATCAGCAGAAGATCACCACGCTGCAGCTGTTGGATCGGAACCCGCGAAAACCCTTCCTTGGCAAAGTTCTCCACATACATGTTTTCTCCTTTATGCCACCACTGATCACGGCGGTGATAGTCGCTCAACGTGATGCCGTACTCACGCTGGAAGAAGTCCCGCACCAGTGTGTAGCAGTCCACGATGCCGTGAACAAACTCACGCCCCACATACTGCAACTTAAAACCAACTGGTTCGCAGTAGCCCCAGCCTTCGGTATTTGGATTAACGATAAACCAGGGCAGGCCAGACTTTTCGCAAGCAACACGATCAGCCTCTGATGGTGCAGGGTTGGTTTTGGGATGACTATGAACGATCGCAACCACCTCACCTTTGTCCTCTACTTCATGCCAACCGTCCAGCACAAAGTGCTCATTAGGTGTCTGGGCAATGTTGCGACAGGGAAAGTAACGACGCCTGCCCTTCACTACAGCAACTAGGCCACAGGCTTCTTTGGGAAACTCATCCTTGGCGTGTTGCAGGATTTCCGCCTTCATGGCGTCTGTCAGCTTCATCGTATCAAACCAGCTCCAGGGAAGGACCCGAATGGCAATGTTCCGTTCGCTCCAAACCGTAGCTTGCAAGATGCAAGACGTTTGCCGCACACATCCTCAGCCAACGTGCTGACGCTGTTGCCATCCACGTCAAAGTAGTTGCTGCCGGTGTAGCTGCACTCGCTGCTCCTGTAAATCCATTGGCAGGTGTTAGCCACAATCTGTCGCTTAGGCAGTTTTTGCCCTGCAAGATCGAACTCACTGGCAAGCTCAAACGTGACAACGTCGCGGGTCTCTGTTGCCTTGCGGTTAATGCGCCAGATCTCCGTAGGAAACCTGGCATTAGGGTCAGCCGTTGATTCACCGTCCAGGTAACGCTTCAAGGTGCGAATTCGCTTGACTGTTGCACCCGTCAGATCGTTACCTGCTGTAGTGGCGTTGACCAGCAACAAAAGCGTAGTCATCGTTCCATCAAGGTTGGCAATGCTTAGCGTTGGTTGCGGAAGAGTGCCGCCGGAGCGCATCTCAAAACCATCAGCTTGAATAGGGAAGCGCGTATAAGCGTTGCCATCAAACACAATGTTGCCTGTCACGTTGGCGTTGCTGCCAGCATGAAACCGATAAATGTCAGAGCTGCCGTGCAGGGTGCTGTCTAAGTGCAGCTCAAACAGCTCAATGATGGCGCTGGGTGCAAGAACAGAAACGTCTTCATAGACGCTGCTGATTGCAGTCCAGACAACAGTGTTATCAGTGATTGTGCTGCCAATGTCTGTTGGCCAGCTCGGCTCACTGCTGGCAGACGTACCAGCTGTTGTGCAGCGAAACCACAGGCCACTAGCTTGGCTTGTGGTGGCCCTGCGTATATCACCAACAGAAAAAGCGGTGCTGGCTGCCCAGGCTGCAACTGCTGCCATTACGGTTCAAAAACTTCGCGGAATGTTGCCTGAATACTGGCACGGTTCAAATAAGGAATCGACTTACTCCACTGTTCACAAACGAACTTAGAACTGCTGCCTTCGCCTGGCGGCGTGAAGTCAAAACTTGCGTTGTCCGCCGCACGAGCGTCGAGAAACGTTTCAATGGTGTCAGCATCATGCTCTGACACCTCAAACGTCAGGTTGTAAACCTTGGGATTTTGATTCAGGCCAAAGCTCAGCCGTTTTTCAAATCCGTCTCCGAAGCGCACCGTTCTGACGTTTGGTGCGCTGCTTTTTTGCAGCCCATACGTCGGTGTAATTGAAGGGAAGGTAGCCATCAGCTTGCGAGGAGACCGCCAGGACGCTTTTGCTTGACTAGCTCAGCTTGCACTGCAGCGCCAAGCATCTTGCCAAGTTGTGCTGCTTGATCAGAGTTGCCTTCAACAGACGAGCCAGAAGCATCCACGTTTACAACCACGTTAGCGCTGCCCATTGCGTTGTTTGGAACGATATTGCCCTGCGCTCCGGGAACAAACAACTCAGGGCCACGTTCGCCGACCATGTAAGGACGGCCTGCGCCAACCGCTCCACCGAGCGCTCTTCTGCCTAAACGACCTCCTGGCAGAAAATCTGCAGGATTGCCAAAACCTGGACCTGAACCCAAACCAAACATGCCGTCAGATCCAGCAAGATTGGCTGCTGACCCATATTTACTTGCCGGAACAGATGCACCACCACCACCGAAGAAGCTCAGGCCGATGCCCAGAATCTTCATCTTGATCTGAGCTGCAATCATCTGTGCAGCCATATCAAGGAAGTGATCCGCTGTGCGCTGGAACAGATTGGCCAACGCCTGTTGAGCAGTCATGCTGCCCGTAACAAGCCCCTTAAAGGACTCGCTAAATGCG